AGCATTATCTGCCGCACCGGTTTCTTTAATAGAACCAGTTACAGCTATGTTATTGGCGGCCTCATTTTTCTGTTGCTGAATATAGATACGATCATCAGCGAGGGTCGCACCAGCCTGTTCAATCGTCTTTCCAAAGCTGGCCTCGGCCTCTCCAATAGTCGTACCGAACGCCGCCGGTGGAGTCGGCACGTTCATGTAGGGCGTGCCTTGATCGGTGGCCCTCTGCTTTGGTACTGGATCGTAAGGAACTTGTGGCATTACATCACTATTGGGTTTGCAGGAACATCAAGGCCAACACCAGCCATCTTAGTCCACTTGTCAGAAACGCCGCTCGCACCACTAAGGATTGTGGAGGCGACATTAAATCCAGTTGCGGTTTGTGTGTTCGCGGCGGCTAACCGATTGAGATTAGCCTCTTCTCCAAAGCCGAGCGCCTGAACCTTATATCCATAGGCCGTCTTTTGCGCGTTAGCCCTCGTCGTCGCTACATCTTCCGCTCCGACCTCGGCCTGCGAGGCCCTGATATCGACCGCGGAGCCCTTGTTCACATCGAGTCCACTCGCGGACTGTTGAACCTTCTCCGAGCCAATCTGGAACCGTGTAGTCATCCCGCCGCGCTGTGCTTCGACCTCACCGGCCTTAACCGCATAGTCAGCGTTCCGCTCAGCGATCCGTTGGTTAATCGACGCAATTCCAGCCTTATACTGAAACTCAGCCTCCTTACCAGCGCCTGCCGTCATCTGGCCAAAGGCCCCGACAGCTGTGCCAACAGCCATAATACCTAGTGTTACCGGATCGGCCATCAGGCGCTCCTCAATTCAAATTCAATAAAGCCGTCGTGCTTCGCGCCCATCCTAACTCCGAGCCACTTTAACCAGCGCTTTGATCGTTCTTCACTTGCGACAACGTGACCAACAATCCGGGGGTAAATCGCAAGCATCCTTTTAACTTCTATCTGTGAATGACGGACAAAAGAGAACTGATGCTTTTCAACAAGCTCAGTTACCAAAAGCCATAAATAGGCTCGGTCATTAAGAATTGTCGGAGCAATAAGGCCCCAAATACAAACTGGCTCGTCATCGGAGAACCCCGCCCAAACAAAAATCGAGCGGCGAAAATAGGTTCGCATAAGCTTTGCTTCGTTCTGTTTTCCAGCATAAATGCTATGCTTGATAATCTCCGCGAGATTGCTTTCCGAGGCCGATTTAATTACAACTGTCATTTGACTGTATCTCCGATAGTTATTTCGGGGATCACACCAAGAACAGTGGCCGGAACTGGATCATCAACTTGAAGGCAAATCTGGCCAGGAACGTCCCAAAGAGCATCCATAATAATACGAACGTCACCAGTTAGAAGTGGAATTACTCCGTTAAGAGGGCTTGCTTTACTAAGCTGTTTAATTGGAATAACTGTTCCAAAAGTTCGCCCGGCCTTTAATCCACGAGTGTTCGCGGCGCGAACAGTAAGTGCATTGATCTTTTTGCGCTTGCCCTGTATTGTAGGTTCTCCAATATCGAGATACATCGTCTGGAGTTGGGCCTGGAAGCCGAGGCCCGCAGTAACTTTAGTGGCCGGGCTTATAAGGGTGATAGAACCGCCATTAACAACTTGCGGAGCAAGAACGCTGCCATCAGCAAGAATTGAAACGGTTTGGCCTTCAAGATAATCAAGACCAGTAAACGTTGTTGCAGGTGGCGTCATTGACCAAGCGCCAGACAAAGCCGGTAGGGGGGTGTTATTTGAGTCGTTTGGTAGCGTTGCAGTAATTGGTTGAGTTATAGTTCCAGTCACTGATGTTGGACTGTTATAAACAGTTATCGTTGCGATGCCCCCACCAACACGGATAATACTGCCAACATTACCAGCTGCGAACACGTTTTGGTCCGCAGTAAAAGTAGCAACACCGCTGCTTGCACTGACAGTAAGATTAGCAACAGGTGTTGGCAATGTCGATTGCACTCCACAATCAACTGACCAAGCATCTTCCGCCCCGTAAGGGAAGGTTCGATCAGCAAAGCGCTCAATCGTTTGAACCCAACGACCACCAAGATAACGCTTAACAACAACGTAGACCGCATCCATTTGACCTTCAGTAACTACCGCGACAGATTGGAAAAGACCAAGGGTGTCATGATGACTCCATCCATAGATTTCTTGTTCCTTGACAAAGGTGAGAGATAGAAGAACTCCATCGTCTCTGACCGCCCAAATAACTTTGAAAGGCTCCTCAGAATAGGCCCACTGAGTTAATTGATGACCGAAGAACAAATGGTTGGACAGAATTGAAATATCTTGTCCAGTATAGATATTGACGTAGAAATTATAAGAAAGGTCTCGAACAATGGAGCCCTTGGCCTGGACGAAAACGATATCGTAGTTAACAACGATTGGCGGGAGGTCCGAAGAGCCGTTGTAGGCCTGCGGAACAGCCGTGGCGTTTGCGGGGGTAATACCAGTAGTTGAAGCATTGCCACCACCACTAACTTGCCAAGCGCCTTTCGAGGTCAGGACAACAAGCCCGCCCGGCATTGGCAGCATAGCTTTAATCGCATTAACCTGGAGACTAACAAGGGTACCAGTGATAGCATCGTCAGGTTGGGTTGGGTCGGACAAATTAAAGTTATTGAAACTGCCCGGCTGGCTCATCCAAAAGGTCTGTGGGAGCGAAGTCGATCCACCATAGACCTGTCGCTGTTGGAAGAAACAGGTTGTGCCAGGATTATTGTTTGTAAATGGATTAGCTAGAACCGGAGGCGTTATACTAAAGTCCGGAACGATATTAGAGTCAATGAAAGAGACTCCAGTAGCACTACCGACAAAGCCAAAAGCCGCGCCAGAAGGCACCGGACCAGCAAAAGATATCTCAGCTTTGTAGATATTATAAGCAACAGCACCAACTGCAGGAGTCCAAGAAACAGTGACGGTTCCCGCAGTTGCTCCAATGTTAATACCAAGATGAATAACTGCGGGAGTTGACATAAGACTTTCTTGGCCATTTATATCTATTGAAGTCACAGCATATGCATAATCCGTTGTTCCAGCACCGCCAGTAATAACAGCAGCTACGCCTGTTGGTGCGAGAATAGTAGTACCAAATGAAATTGTGGAAAACACCCAGTTTGTTGGGCTGATAAGCGTTAGGGTTTGTGGAGCATAGTTTGGATGCGTAAACGTCATCACACTCGCGGACTGAGTAAACTTTAAGAGGGCCAGATCGGCGGCGGCATATGGTGAGGTGATTTTATACACACGCGAAGCCGTACCGCCAGAAACCCAGGCCCCAAAACCGGACGCATTGACAGGATTACCATTAACATCAAAGAGCGTAACGGTTGCGCCAGCAACAGTGACGGAATAGTAACGGCCATTGTAGCCGGTTGCACCGACAATGCCCTTGACAAAAATCCAGTCGCCATTGACAAAGTTATTAGCAGGGACGGTAAGTTGACCCGGATTTACGTTCGATGTACCAGTTATAGCGAACGGAGCTTCAAGAACCGAGGCCCCGTTGTTAATGAACCTTACATAGAGATCACCAAACTCGAGAATATAAGAAGTGATAGTGGAATATTGAAACTGAATAAGTCGGATCGCTTTGCTTGAGATTAGTCCTTGAAGAATAAACTTCGAGCCTTGCCGTGTTGAAAGGCCGGAGCGATAATCAACAAAGAAGTTCCGTACAAGAGCCATTCCAGAATGATACTTCGCGAGATCTGTGTGCGCGAAAATGCTCGGTGCAAGTTCACCGGCCGCGAAGGAGGTTTGTATTTTATTCTCAGACACTGATATGGCTCACCCGGTTGCCGGTAGATCAATACATAGTTAGCATTGGCCCCCAATCAAAGGGGCCATTAGGAGAGTACTCTCCAACTGGATAAGTAATGCCGCGAGTTCTTATCCAGTCCGGAGTGATATCGTTAACTGTAAGACCTTCGTTCCCGTCGCCTTGACGAGCGATAATGATGAAACCGTTTGCCTCCTGAATTTTCATGTTGGCAAGCGTTTTATCACCAATCAAAGCCATAACAAGGCGTCCAGCCAGAGCCGCGGTAAGCGCCTGTTGGAATTGAGAGTCCCATATATCAGGATTGGTCACTCGTTTGATGTAGCAAAGAAGGGCCTGCTCCTGATTTGTTAAGATGATCTTTGCATCAGAACCATTAACATCTGGCACACCGTTTAGAAGCTGGTCTATAGCGACTTTGAACTTGACAGGAGGGCCGTTCCAGAAACTCGGCGCGCCGCCAGTTATTGCAGTTGTAATTGGAACACCAGAAGCGAAGCCGGTTGTGAACTGCGGCACAATCCACAGAGGTCTAAGACAATCGGAAGGATAGGCGTACTCATAGGACCACGGAGGCGGCGGTATTCCTTTTGCCCAAGTGGCTGCGCCTGCTGTTGGATTTTCCGGGGTTCCGGGCGCTGCACAAACCAGCGTTAGATTTTGATAGTTCGTTGCGCAGTTCCACGGCGCCAATCGAAGCAACTCATCACGAAGCGCTCCAAGTAAAAGATTAACCTGTTGCGCTTCACTCGAGACCTCGACCAGCGAAGCAATCTGCGAGCGAGTGCCGATAGCGCTTAACGCTCGGTTGGCGATATCGACTTCGGCTGTCATGCTAGAGCATCCTTATTTGGGTTTATACTCGCCACACCAGTCAGTCTCACTGGCCCCAGGCCATAGTGACATAGCTGGTATTCCAATAAGACTTGGCGGATAACGACAGCAGTAAGGAGCGCGATAAAACAAGCAAGTACCACAGTCATCAACAGGAGATGGTTTAGCTGCTGAGGTATCAACGTTTACATCAGACACGATTAGCTCTTTCCGTTCGTGCCGCGCTCACTGCCGTGAGGAAGGCGTTGGCCGTGAAGACCAGAACTTCCGACCTCAGCCTCTTTTGGTGTTGGCGGTCCCTGTGTCCCATTGTTGCCCCAGTTCGTTCCATGAAGGCCAGGACCTGACTCGTGATGATTATACTCGCCGGTGTAGGGCGGAGAGTGATGGAACATTTCCTTAACAATCGGCCTTCCACCACCATGAGTCACACCACTATTCGACAGTGGTTCTTTCGGTCGCGCGGCCTCGGGGCCGAACTCGCTGAGTGTGTCCTTGCTCATGTGTGTTTTCCTTGTGATCCACAGTGATGAATTTCCTCTCCTGCCGTCGGAGCATGATAGCCGCGCCCAAGAGACATTTTTTCGTGTGCGGCCTTCTTGCTATCAATGGTCAGGCCAATTTGCCCCACACCATTAGGGTTGTAGGCCTGACTTCGGGGCTCCGTTTTGCCCTCTCTAACCGTTCTATTAGCGCGCCCTTCCATTATGAAGTCTCCTCTTTCGGTTTGGTTAAGAGTCGAGTATGATCCCATTTGTTCTCTGGGTCGTCAGCCATTTGCCGACGGACCTTTTCAAAGGCACCACCGTCAGTGTGGGCCTCTTTCAAAAGCTGCCTATACCGATCATCGCACCGCTCGAGTTCCTGTCTAAGATGGGTCGGAACGGGATGACCAAGTTCCTCATACATGAATTTAACGCTGTGAACATCATGCATGTAATTCATGTATCGTCGCATTTTCTCCGGAATTTCGGACTCCGCGTCGCGAACGTAAGTAACTACTTGTGCCAGCATATCGCGGATAGTCTTCAGCTCTCGGCCCATGCGCTCGAGACTGGCCTCCATAGAAAGCGGCGGTTTTTCAGTTTCGTCGGTCATTTCTTTTTCTTCTTTCGCAAGATGCCAGTTTTAGCGTCGGCCCTGTTAAACTCTTTTCCAACGCTCTGCGGAACACCGACACGGCGGGCGGCGGAAGGGTCGTGAGCGACCATTGCCATGAACCGAGCCTGCTTTCCGGATTTGCTTGGCATGACTACCTCTTGATGATCTTGTTACGGATCGAAGTAGGTTGAACACTTGTATGAGCACCGCTGCCGCCAGTTCCATTATCTGTCGTGAATGGATGAGTGTGTCGAACACTTGCACCACCAGACACGCCTGGGCCACCATTACCCGCACCCTTCAAGGCACCAGCCGCGCCTCCGACATTTTGATTATCGCTATCAACATGTGTATGATCTGGAGTATCGTTTCCAGTATTTCCGCTATGTGTATGTGCTGGAATTTCTGAGGCCGTCAAAACATGTGTCTGCGCGCCACCAAGAACACTAAGACCCGCGCCGTTCAAAGTAGGCGTGGTTAATCTATTTGCTGCTGAGCCGCCCATATCGTCGCGGCCAGCGTAAGTAACACCGCGACCATCAGGGATATTAAAAGTGGTCGAGCCGTCGCCGTTACCAAACGGGAAAACTTGAATGGCCGAGCCATTGACATTCGCAACTACACTCGCCGTTATTGACGTTCCAGAACTAACGGAGGCCACAGTAGTTCCGGCAGAGAAGGCCGCGCTTTCCAGCGGCATACCAATATAGAAACCAGCGGTTGAGGAAATTCCTGTGACAGAGTTTGACCCGCCTGTTATCGTACAAGCAAAGGTCGGGGCAATCGCGGCAAGAAGCGCTGCGTCACCGGCGCGAGTAACGGCTTGACCATATTCAAGATACCAGCCGGATGGGGCGGTGAGACCAGCAAAATCAACTTCCATACCACTTGGAAATGTCGTAATGCCGAGGAGGCCCTGAGCTACAGCAATTGTAGCGGAATTGACAACTGGCTGCATCGCAGCGGAAACGGGAACAGTGTTTGGTGTCGCACTCGCAGCGATTGGATTGCCAGACGAGTCAAAAGCGAGATATTGCCCGGCGCGTTGCGCTACAGGTGGGATCGTATTCGGTGTTGGATCGCTGACAGAAACGGCAAGGCTCCGAATAAAAACTTCGTTAATCTGTTGAATTTGCATTAAAAGATTATCAAAACCGGCCTCAATTACTGCCTGATAAAGTGTGCCTTGGTTTGCGAGAGAGATCGGTTGTGTTAGCGGGGCGCTTCGCAAGATTGTGAGGCTCGTTCCGAGGGCTATTGGCGGGCCGGTGAGAGGATAATTAACCGTTCCGCCAACACCTGTTGGATTTGGTGAAACGGCTGCATTAAGAACAACAGTGTACAGGCTTGGTGAAAGCAGAGTTATATTACCGCTTGCATCAGTATAATAAATTTGCAAATCTGCCGATGCAATACCAGGAAAAGAGAAATTGAACGCTGTCGTTGCGCCATTACCGGGAGCAATAATTTTATTTAAGGTTGATGAAACAGTCATGTTAATACCCCGAACACGCTGCTCGGATATGATCCGAAGCGGTGAAATTTGATTCAAGTCCTGTAGTGCGGGCGTAGTTGGTCAACGTGACAGTATTGGTTGCACCACCAGTTTGTGAAGGCACGTTGCTGGCTGGATTGGTTACGTTAGCAAAGCTGCAAGCCCATCCAGTCGTTGCTGTTGGCATACTAAGCGTGCCGACAGAACCAGCACAGGCCGTACCAACATTTATATCAAAGGCGGCGGTTCCATTAGCCGCACTGATTGATGGTGATGTGGCACAGAAACCGGCCGAGATTGTTGGCGGTGTAAGACTTTCCCAAAGTTTAGTGCTGAGTTGAATGGACGGTCCAGCAACATTGACGTTAGCGCTACTGTCAATTGTCATGGCGCTAGTGGGAGTGGCCCCGGTCCTGAAATTAAAGTTTCCGGTCGCGTTAAGAGCATCCAACAGGAATGACCCGGCCCCGGTCCAACGGAACAATCCAACCGCGCCCCCCGCTGTTGATGCGGCCTCGAATATCGCGTTCCCTGCATTGCTCTGAGCATAGATTGTAGCTGTCGCCGCAGCTCCCGCATTTTGATTGCTGACAGTGAAGGCGGTATCGGCGTTTTGTGAAAGCGTCAGATTTGACGTTGCGCCGAGCATCGAAAGTGGCCCGGTCCCCGTCGCTTGAATAGCACTCCCAGCGCCTTGGATAATTCCAAAAAGTGAAGCCGTACAGGTTGAGGCATTACCTGGAAATGTAACAGCGCCCTGAATTAAAACGGCATTGGTCTGAATTATACATTGAGTTCCACTTGACGCCGCGCCTGCCCCCGCACCAGCAAAGGTTGTTAGCGCCCAATAAAAATTTGAGCTTTGAGACCCAAGCATGAACGCGCCGCCCCATGTAAGGGCGTTGGGCAAAGTTACTGTAGTTGTAAGCGCCTGATAATAGCCGGGGCCGGTGGAAAACAGGTGGTAGCCGACATTGCCGCTGATCCAGTAATTACCTACCGGAATTGCAGTTCCGCCCCAATCAGGACGGAGATTGACACTGGCCGCGCCAATGCGAGCGCCAAAATCCACGTTGCTAAAGTCAAGACTTGAAAAGTCTCGAACGTAAAAAGCGGTACTGTTGTTGACTGTTGGTGAAGTTAATTGGAAGCCGTTGATATATACGATGCAGCCGTCCGCTAAAGTGACTACGGGACTGGCGGTTGCTGGCTGCCATATAAAGGTATCTACAGTTCCAAGCGTTGTGCTGGTCGTGCCTCGAATTTCAATCTCAAGTGCGTTAGCTAGTTTGCCTGTGCAACTGATATTTTCAGTGAAAGTCTCCGCGACTTCGAGACAGACCGGCGTGCCGCTGTTCTTAACAAACAAAAGCTGGCTGTAGATCGTGTCGATACATTTTTGGATTGTGGCAAAGGCACCGCTGCTGGTTCCAAGGCCGTCGCTGCTATCTGACCCGCTGGCATGATTGATGTTGAAAGTGATTGTGCCGAGCGTGAGCCATTGACCAGGATTGGAAGTGACGGCCCATGCACCATTTACGATTTTGACTTGTCCAGCTTGTGACGGCCATAGAATTGTCTGCATCGAGGCGGGAAAGCCTGAAAGCAATTTCCCGCGTGTCGTATCGCCATTAACAAAATTAATAACACAAGTTGTTGGAAATCCGCCGACCGCTGGCAACGTCAGCGTTAGAAATCCAGTGCTACCCGTTCCCATTTGAACGGTGTTATTGCAGTCAGACGCTTGGATTGAATAATTAGTGGTTTGAGTATTAACCGTATTAGAAAAACTGGTGGCTGGTGTGGCGCGTGGAGTAGTGCTTGCTCCGGTAGCGTTGCCACAAACGCTATTGTTAGGAAAAACGCCTGTACATTGCCCCCAAGCCAAGCTTGGAAGAAGAAATAGTGCAAGAGCGAGAACTATTCGTTTCATTGCTGTGTCCATCCACCGACGGTGAGATTAGGGAGTAAATTGAAAGCGCCGAAAGGCGACGCGATTTGGATCGAGGCTAGGCCCATAATTGTCTCGGCCCCAAAAGGCAGGATCGTGATCAAGACCGAAGTGCCATTGACGAAACCGCCTATATCTACGATAGTTATAGGCAGCGCGAGATAAGTTCCTGGCATAGCGCCCGCGGGCTGTAAAGAGGACTTAGCCGAGGGCAACTGAATTGTCACGTTCCCATTGAAGTTGACAGTGACAAGAGTTGCTCCTCGAACAATAGTTGTGGTGCCACCCACTGTGACTGGCACCACATTATCATCAGGAGAGTTAACCCAACCGACCGAGGGGCCAAGGTAGCGCCGAACAAACTGGCGAAAGGAGCCGCCCTGATCCAGGTCGAGTTGGGAACCCATTTAAGCAACTTTCTTTTGAAGCGACTGATTGACAAGCTTTGTCAATTCAGCAATCTGCTTTTGTAGGTCTCCGATCTGCTCGTCTTTCTTCGTGACAACTTTATCCATCTGTCGCTCAAGCTCAGCAATCACCTTGTCAGCGTAGCTGGCGCCTTGACTGTCGAGGCTCTCGATTGGATGAATAAAGGTCATCTTTGAAAGAATGTCGCGGGCCTCGTTATCGAGGGCTTCCATATCCGGTGTGGGTTTTCCCTTGATAACAATATCGTTGGGAAAGTTCTTGTCCTCTTTCGTGCTGACAATGATGAGTCCCTCGCGCGGGTAGTTATGGTCCGCCGGGTCATCAGGATCGAGATAGCGCGGGACGATGTAGACCTTCCGCACTGATTTGCCGGTGGTCTGCGAGATTTCCTTCTGCTCCCATTCCATCGGTGGGTCAGTTAGAAGATAGTGCTTTTCACGAAGTCGAAAGCGAGCCATGAAGGCCTCCTAGTATTGTGCGTAAGAGATGAAGCCGGGAGCGGCAGCGGTTGCGATAGTTATGCAAAGAGCGGTACTTATTGGAAGAGCAAAGATAGCACCATTACCAGTGCCTTGAAACCAGGCCTCGCCGGCCTGGAACGTTCCAGTATAGAACGCAACAGTGCCAGTTCCACAGTTGGTGCCTGTGCCATATGAAAGTGTCAATACGGCGGTAGATGCGGGGTGAAAGGTAACAGCCGTGATGTATATTCTTTGCCCTGTAATAGCAGGGACAATCTGTGTGATAGCTGTTATTACACCTGCAGTAGAGAACGACGCCATCGTTGCAGGGACCTGCACTGATTGTTGTGCCACAACCGGGCCACTTAGCATTAGTAAGAGAAGCAAGACTAACTTTTTCATGTGTCTCTCCTAAATGGACAAATAGGGGAGGGGACTTACCCTCCCCAAATTGCTACAAGTCCGCCGAGAATGACATAGTGCCCGTACCGCCGTTGCTGTACAGGAACGATGCCACACCCGCCGCAGGGATAGTGGTAGCCGCGCAGTTCACCAAGAACCCAGTGATTGAACCAACCGTGCTGGCGACAGTAGTGGCCGCAGAAAGGGTGGTACAGGCACCGAGGGTGGCTTGCGAGGTAGTTGTGGGTGACGCAAAGCCGTTAGCGAATGTCGCTGCTGGCGCTGCGCGCATTTGAGTTAGGAAGGGAACAAGACAGTTCGTATGAGTTACGTCAACAGCCGCACAGGTTGCCACTGGAAAGATCGCGGCGGTTTCTGTGAGCTTGTAGAAGTACCGATACGCTTCTGCCTGTTCCTGAGCAAACGGGCGGAACTCGAAGGGGGTCGGGATTGATCCCTTTTCGAGTTGAACACCAGTGAACTCAAAGCCGTCTGTTGCGCCCGCACCAGAGGCGGTTGGGGTGAAGCAGAGGGCCACTTCGATTTCCGTCACGGTCGAGGCGAGCGTGATGGTAGGCATAGTGTAACGCACAAACGAAGTAGTCAGCGTGACTGCTTGTGCTTGTACGGTAGCGATACCTGTCCAGGCCGGGGTAATGGCCGGAGAGGCAGTAGGTGCGGTCTGCGCGCCCTGATCAGAGCCGGTGCCAGTGAAGATGTTTGCGGTGATGACGTTGCCGTTATCAGCCGCAAGACCTGCAAGGGCCTTGGCAGTAAAAGAGAGCGTTACAGGTTGCCCAGCCAGCGCGGATGATCGCGTGGTTGGAACGGCCTGCATGATACAGACTTGTTGAGTGAGCGCGCCAGAGTTACGCCAGAGCTTATGCGTTCCGGAGTACCCTGCCGGCGGTGTCGTGACTGACGCCGCAGACTGGCCCGCGCCAGAAGCTACGTTAGCCTGACAGGCCCACCGATCAGCACCGTAGGCAGCGGAGGTAATACCAGCGTTTTGAGCACAGGTTACGGTGCCTGTACCACGCTGCTGGATTTGCATACCACCATTGTCGAGTACGTTACGCGGATTGTTGAAGCCGTTAAGCTCCGCGGCCCCAACTTCTGTTTGAGCAGAGGTTGGGATAACGTAAGCAGACCAGTTGCTGCCTGAGGTCGGCGTTAAGCTAATGCGAACACCAGCGCCCTGCACAACCAACGATGAAGAAGAACCGTTGATTGTATCGCCTGATTGAGGGGCGATTGTCAGGGTGAAGTTGTTAGAGATCGCGTTAGCCGTATCGTAGATTTCCAGCGACGAAGCTGGAGGCGTGCAAGTTTGGCCGATACAAGTGCCGCCAGCAAATGGAAGAGTCCATGTACGAGCAGCTGTAAAGACCGTTGTAGTAATCAGCTTCTGGTCGGTGTTGAGAATCGTGTAGGCGACGTTGCCAACGTAAGTTGCGGGAACTACCGCAAACGAAGGCAAGAGACCTACAAACGACAGTGCAAGACCGAGACAGAGGCTCAGTGCGATGATTATGCGTTTCATCTTATTCCTCCGTCCAGGTGATCACGCCGTTCCATAAGCTGGCGTTCGTAACCGTCGCGGCGTTGATGTTAACACAGATCTGCTGAGCAACGCCGTACAGGGTTGGAAGCTGTAGAAAGTTTTCCGTGTCCCTGGCGTAGTTGAACTCCGTCGCCACAGGCGCCACCGCGCTTGTCACGATAGGCATGGTCATCATGCCAGAGTCAAGAAACACCGGAGACGTATCAACAATCGTTGGGTTCGCTGTGTACGAAATCAACGTTGCTGTCGCGGCCCCGTTGTTACTATCACGCTTAGAGATTTGCGTGGTAACGCCAGGGTTAGCCGTTGTCAACGCTGGAGTGCCGCCAGTGTCCGCCGAAGCGCGCTTTAAGAGCATGATCGGTAGAGTCTGAACGGCGCTTGCAGTAGTGCCAAAGAGGCGAATGTACTGCAACCGTACTGTCTTGGTTGCGGAACCAGCAATACAGATTACGTCCGTACCAGCAGTAACCGGAACCAGGCCAACGAAGGAGGAAGAGTAGGTCTGCCTTGCGAGGTAGCCGGTGGTAAGCCCAACTGAGGGCACCACGTTTACCTGCGCAAGAGCGATGGTGGTCGAAGCCACCAAGGCCCAGAGTGGTAGAAGGAAGCGTTTCATGTTTCCCTCCTAGTTGGCGACAGTGATGCCAGCGGGATATCCACCCATGACAGCATTGCCGGTTCCGGCGTATGGCTGATCCATACGGTCGATAACGATGAAGCTTGACACGGAACCAGTGCAAGCACCTACAGTGGTGTAGAGCAAGCGAAGGAACCGTGGCATTGCGATAGCTGCCGGCGGGCGAGGTACGTCCATATCCAACAGTCGAGCACCAACCACAAGCTGTGCGGTGGTGTAGACTGGGGAAGTGTAGTACGTCGAGTACGCAGCCGGAACGCCGGAGCCGTTGTCGGTGGCGCCCTGGAAGCCGACAGACATTGAGGTGCCGCCGGAGAAGGCAGTGGTAACTTCCACCAAAACCTTCAGCGAGGGGTCGTCTCCGATGCCAATATCGCGTGCGCCCTGGAGGTTGGCCAGAACCGGAAGGCCCGGGCCACCGAGGTCAATCACGTTGGTAGAAGCAACAGTGCCGCCAACCACGGTGATCGCAACGGCTTGGTCGAACATGAGAAGTGAGTCAAGGATCATCACGTCACCTGTGCTTCGTTGTTGAGGATCGCGTCGCAAGTGCGAACCGGGATACCACGGAAGGTGGTAATGGGTTTGCCATCGAACTCCTCGATGCGGAGGAGCACGTTGGTTTTGTTCATGGCCTGGAGGTCCAGGTAAGTACGGATCACGCGATTGCAGTAGATCGCCGTGCGGCCCATATTCGCCCTGACTTCCGGGGCGTCCGAGGTCTGGATGGTAGTCGCTGATACCGGCGCGGTTGGCAGGCGATAGAGCGCACGAACCAAAAGATTGATCAGGTTCGCGGCAGAAACGCCAGTCAACTGCGAAATATCAATGTTCGCGATGCGAGCGACATAACGCCAATCCCTCAGAACCAATCCGATTTCCCACTTGAAGTGATCGCGGTAGGCCTGATAGGTATTACCAGAAACATCGGAGACAGGCCACTCACCCATATCTCGATGCTGGAGGCCGGTAATCTTCCCTTTCGGGAAGGTGGCATGAAGAGTGTCAGCTCCCCAAACACCAATCCAGATTGAGGTGTTGGTGCTGGCAGTGCCGCCACCATCGAGAACGTTCGCTGCGGTTTGCGAGTTAGTCGAGGTCTTGGTCGAGTAGCGAGGCGCAAGGCCGGTGAAGCGTTCCGGGTTGGTGAACTGATTGCCGTAAATCAGTGTCGCAGCGATTTGCTGAGACATGCCCTCAAGAAACGCCTTGACTTCCGAAAGACGGAACTCAGCAGTGTTCCCGTTCAGGTCAGCGATATCCTTGTCGATGACGCTGTACGTTTCAAGGTTGCCGCAGGTGTCAACGATCTGTGCGGTCGTTGATTTAGCGTTTGGGACGCCTTGGTTGAGCAGGCGCCAAGTAGCTTGCGGGAGGCCGGTGCGAACGGTGGTCTTGTGGCCGGTAGGAAGGTTGCCTTCGACAACCATCATATCGTCCAAGATTTCGTTCGTCTGCGAGAGAAGTTCGATGATCGTAGCGATCTTGTAATTGTCATCGAGCCGCTTCGCCCAGTCCGCATAGGTCAGCGCAGTTGCGCCTAGGGTGGCCATGCGTTAGGTTCCTTGTGCGAGGTTTGGGTAAAGAGCAGCTGCCGCGCTCGGCGGTTTGTTGCTCGGGTTTTTAACATCGACAGGCCCGCCGCCGGCGATGTGCCGGCCCTCGGTGAGTTGAGAGGAAAGGCGATACAGAGCCCGAACAAATGCCGGGTTGTTACCTGCTCCAGTGAACTCCATTGCCTCTCGAAAATCCTTAGCCATCTGCGGAGGAAGGCTATCAATAGCCTTGCTAACCGTGGCCTTTACGAGATCAAGCTTACCACCGATTTCGGGGTCGTTCTTAAGCTCGTTAACCCATTTCTCTTGGGTGTCCGTCCAGGCCTTGAACGGAGCTTCGAAAGCTTCCTTGGTCTTAGCCGCGTAGAAGTCCACGAAGGACTGCGCGGCCTCTTGAGTGAGTCCGGTTTTCTTGAAAAGCTCACCGGCCTCCTTTGCGATCTCGGGGTCGAGGGTGTAGCCCTCGGGGACAGTAAAGTCCGCGTATTTCTCGGGAACGACAGGCTTATCATCAGCCTTCGGGGGCTCTTTGCCCGGCTCGTTGAGCAGCACCGGCGGAGCCTTACCATCTTTCGGTGGTTCGACAGGCTTGGAATCGACCGGAGGCGCTGGCGGTTTTCCGTCAACCGGCGGTATCGCCGTCCCCGGAGGAGGGGTCTGTTGGTTCAGCGGACTTCCGCCGTCGTTCGGAACTGGTGCTGGCTCGGGCATTTTCTTCTCTCATCATTAAGACATACTGATCTGGGCAGAACAGCATGATCTGGTTAAGCAAACGAAGTCCCTGAGACCGCTCGCCTTCCGCGAAGGCGGTTCCAAGGGCGTTAAGCTGGAAGGACGAAGCGAATATGTGAGCCTCAGAAAGGCGGTCATGCATCCACTTTCGTCCGTTCGTCGTAGTCATCAAAGAGAGGACGACCTCCTTGTCAATCAGTTCCGAGCCCTTTGCCTCTTTCTCAGCGAGCATAACATGGCGGCGATTGGAGGCGTTGTAAGTGTCGCTCATTGCCCCTGTCCTATCATGGACTCGAGGGCGTTCCCGCCACCGACCTTAGTCTGCGAAAGAGTCTGTGCGCCCTCAGCCAGCTTCTGAGCGTTCTCGATCTGTTGCTGTTGCTGTTGCTGTTTCTCGCGGTTGGCGCGGATTTGCTTCAGTTCGCCCGGCGAGCGGATCATCTTCGGGTCGTTGCCCATCAGGTTCGAGTACTTATCGAAGGCGTAGTCAATGTCGATGTTGTCCATGACAGCGGGATCGACAGAAACGAGGTTCCCGGCGATCTGGAGAAGGCGCTCAATGCCCTGTGTCTGCGTCGCGCTTTGTGCCGCCTGAAGCATCGAGACAAACTCGATTTGAATGGGTTGGCCATGAATTTCTGCCGGGGCAGGCGGAAGGATGCCTGCCCGCGAAGCGACAGCGAAGGTCCTTTCGATTGTGGGCTTGATCCCCTCGTCGTAGATGCGTTCGAGGACGGGGCCAAGCATGACGAGGACCTCTGAGCGTCGCATGTCCATCTCAGTGGCCGAAACATTCGACTTCGGCTCGTACTGCGAGATGTTCTGGAAAAGGTTGTTGAAGAAGGTCTTGCCGATCCGGTCGCGGACCTCGTTAAGGTCCTCCATCATATCGTGGAGCTGAGGCATGACCTGATAGACAGGCTTCATTCCGACGTTATTGATACCAGTGACGAAAGTGACGCCGCCCGGCAGGAGGGACGCAGGCTGATTTTTAAGTTGTACATCGGCGATGAGGGGTGGGTTCACCATCTTATCAATCGCCTGCGCTTTCCGTTTCACCTCCTGTTGTAGTTGTTTAATGTCGGGGAGGGCATCCATCCCAGGCGAGCGTCCGTAGGGGTCGTTAGAAACGAGGTCCCAGCGCGGGCAAATCATCGGGGCCTCGTGAAAGCCGCGCTTCAAGAGCAAGTACTCGTCGGCCTGGCCCCATTCCCAATAGATCTCGCGGTATTTGAATTTCTCCGGGATACCGAACTTACGGCCGTCGGTGTTAGGTTCTATCGCGTGGGCGACGATCACTTCTTTGGTCAGGGCGGCTTCGCCGGTCGCGAACAAGGTCTTGACCTGTTGTGAGCAGTTCTCGAGACCGAACTTATCAACAACTTGCGAGACAGTTTGAGTGAACTCCCGATAGAACGTATCGACCCGGTACTTGTCGTTCTGCGCGAGGTAATACTCGCCCGCGCACGGATTAGCACAGTGGATAACGTCATCGAAGTCCTCGTAAATCAGCATGGTCGCGGTGCCGAAAACGACGAGATCGAAGTAAAGGATCGCCATTGAGTTATAGAAATTGCTCTCCGCGAAGATAAGATACATGATCCGTTCGCACTCAGCCAACCACAGCGAGGTAGGCGAGGTCTGCGTAGAGTCTTGCCGCCCAATCTTTAACTTGAACCAGGGCCGGGTTGGGCTTGTTATGCCAGACATAAGACCGGAGGCGAGATTGCGCGCGGCTAAGGTCCCCGTCGAGTCGAGGATATGCTGGTTGATCGGCGAACCCCTCGCCATCATGTTCGGAGTGATAAGCCATTTGTACCTCCGCGGGAGGATATAGTCTGCCAGTTCGCGCCAGTGAACCCACCAGGAGTAACGGTAAACGCGGAGGCCCAAAAGCTTCCCATTGACCTGCTTACGAATAGCAATCCTCATCCCGAGGGCTTCGTTGCCGGGGGAGGCCTCTTGCTGTGGATTTGGTTGGAACTGCGCAACCATTCTACTGCCCTAACAGGGTCTTTTGCCCTGTGTTCGTGGGGTTCCCGGAACCGAGCAAAGTACCACCGAAGCCGCCAGCAGCCGCTGCCATTGACCTCTGGCGGGTTCCCGCCGCCCCAGTTTGGTTTGACCCAAACATTGGAGGGTTGGGCGGGGGCGGTGGTGCTTGTGGTGCCGGAGGCATCTGCGGGCTCATGCGGCCAAGTGCTCCTGATCGAACGGATTATATTCATGCTGGACAAGGGGCGTTTTGTCGGCCCCTTCGCGCCCCGCCATAGCGGAGGGCTGGACGAGGAAAGAGAAGGTCAATGCCAAGGCGTCTGCAATGTCTGGTGATGCTAAGCCCCGCTTTTTCATGTCCTCCTTCCTCTCCAGTTGTATCTCGTTACGGACATTAAAACCGTACTCGACGCCGATTAGCTGGTCGCGGACTTCTGGCTCTGCGGGGATCGCCCCGCCTTTGAGCCACTCGCGCATTGACCCCCAAATCTCAGCGCGTTTATTTGCATAAGTAGTCCCTGCATCGCCCTGAACGTAGCCAGTTCCGTCCGCCTTTGAACCAAACTGAATGTCCCAGACAGGCACTTGGAGCTGCCGCAGCCTGTCCACAACGCCTCCTCCGACGCCCCCGCCATCAACGAAGATCGCATCCGCGCGGTACTGTGTTGCAATTTCACTGACCTTTCCTGCTAGAGTCATTGTATCGAGGCCCCGGAAACGAAGTGGAGCATGCGATCTCCCATCGCGACCTTTTCTAATGTAGATAACGGACTCGTCGTCACCGAAGCGAGCCACATCGACTCCGAGGACGAGGGGGTCATGAAGATGTACAAGTACGTCCCGTTTCGCAGCCTCGTCAACGAGTTCTCCGGAGATGAATTGCATCGAACCCGCACGCGGGAAAGTGCCTCGAACGCGGACTCGGACAAAGTCACTGTCATCTCCATAGTCCCTAATCCACTTCTTGAACTGATCCTTGTTCGTTATAGATACATCGCGAGAGTCGACTTGCTCATGCCACCAAGTGTTCGCGTACCGTCCGAAGCACTCCCGAAAGCGCCCGGTGTTCCTTGTCGGATTGCCGAACACGCACCAAATGATTTGAGTGTCGCTGTCTGTCATGGCACCTTCAGCCGTTTCCCAGATAACGTCCGGGATCGCCGAGGCTTCGTCCATGATGAGTATGACTCGCCGGTTCTTGTTGTGTAGGCCCGCGAAGGCCTCCGTGTTTCGCTCCGACCAGGGCACCATATCAATGCGCCACGTTCGCTCGTTGTCACTATCAGAACTGAAGATAGCGGTGGCGGTGAGCTTAAAGTAGTCCCGCCCGATGAAAAGGCGGTGCCACTTGCCGAGTTCGGCCCAGGTCTTTGTCTTGAGCTGTGTCTCAGTATTCGCTGTGACGACCCCGCGAGTATGCTCGAACGTCGAGAGAGCCCACAGGATAATCCAGGAAACGAGAGCTGACTTTCCAACTCCGTGACCGGAAGCAACAGCAATTTGGATGGCCTCTTGAACGGCGACACTGACGTCAGTTCCATTTGCGAGGCGCTCCTTAATGTGCAAGAGCACGCGCTGTTGCCAGGCTTCCGGCCCTTTGAAATGCTCCAGTTCCGTTTCGGGCTCGCCCCAAGGGAAGGCGAACAGGACGAAGTGATAAGGGTCGTTTGTGAAGGCGGCAAGTTCAGTCAGGATAGAACTGGGAGGCATCATCCCCATAACAGCAGTCTGTTGCTGTTGAAGGCCTATCATGTTCCGCCCCCGACCGGGGGAGCCTGGTCAATGGTCTCCCCCGGCTTATCGGTGGGTAATGGAGCCGGGAGGCTGCCCTGCACCACCGCGCTCAACCGCTCAACCCGCTGTCGTCCAGCAGCGACTTGATCGGCGGTGAGATCAACATTCATATGCAAAGAAGAGTTCTTGGAAACTGCGACGAGGCCGGTGCGGTCCCCCATCTTAAGACCGATCTCCATGACAAGATCGGTGCTGACCAGCTCCGGAGCATCGAGGAGACGATCGTGAAGGATTTCAAGGGCCTCGTCGCGGATCGCTACCGCTTTCGCGTAACCAGTGCGATCTACGTCATCTTGAATGTCTTTGAGGTTTCCTCGGTAGAACTCCGCGAGTTCCATGAAGGATGGGTCGGATTTCAGGATACTGATGCGAGATTGGGAGTATCCGGTGATTTGCGAGATCTCTTGGCCGGTAAGGCCCCTCGCAATGTAACGCGCTATAAGGTGATGGGAGTCCCGCATCCGCTTAACTGCCGGAGTTTTGATCCCCCTTTCCGACTCTAAAAGAACCAGGTCCGCGGAAGTCAGAGGTCGGACGATCTCTACTTGGACTGCCTTCGAGGCCCGCCCGTAGGTTCGGGTAAGGTCTATCGCACAATCGGACATTGGCTCCGCCCGGTTCAGCCACCATAAACCCGCCAGCCGCCGATTGCAAGCGTAACCCGGACCATATGCTCTTAAAACCACCGACGACCCAGATGGGACCCTGCGCCAAGGGCCCGTAGGCCCGGAGCCATATGTGACTGAAAGTTTGCAAAATTTGCGCAGGAGGTCTGGGGCGCGACCGGCACCCCCAGTTTTGGCCCCCCGGCGGCCCTAACAAATTTTCGGACGGTCGGCCTCGCAAACGCCAATCACTCGCAATGCGAACCACTGGCATCAATCGCCGGGCCAATGTCATCGCGCCAGTTATCACGTTGTCGTTACTGAGTATGGTCGTGCCGGGCACCGGACGATATGGCGAAACCCCCACCATTCCCCCACCGTTCTCACATTCGGATCAATCAACCATACCGGGGCCTCGTTACGTCATCTCAGTTTTTTTTTTTTTTTTTTTTGAAAAGAAACAACGGAGGGGATGGTATGGCACGCACCATCAAATGTGTGAATGGTGGGGCGATGGTGGGATCATGCCCATACTTCCCGGCGGGCGGTCGGACCATACGCGGTACGGCACGCGCCGAGTCCCGTCGCATTATTTACACGGAATTTACTTTACATCGGACTCGTTCGGGCGCACGGTATTCACGCGGGCCAATACCGGCCCGAACAACATGATGGAGTCGGAATATGAAAGTCAATATCGGAAAGGGTATCGAACTTGATGTTGATACCGGGAAACTCAATGCGGCGGTTATGGCCCATGTGGTCTACATCGGGCTGCGTAACGTGCTCATGGACTCCCATGCGGGCGTTACCGAAGCGGTGGCGGGCGATCAGGTCATGGCCCAGTCATTGGCCGTTGCCGAACGCAAACTGGCCACGCTGTATGCGGGCGAAATCCGAACGGCGCGGTCTGGTGAACGCGATCCGGTTCGGGCCGAGGCGATAAGGCTCGCCACAATGGCCATTCATGCCGCGATCAAAAAGTCCGGCAAGAAGGTCGCGGATTACGATGCCAAGGCGGTTCGCGAAAAGGCTGTCGCGAATATCGAGAAGTTCATGGATAAGGCCAAGCAGAATGTGGCTGATGCCAAGGCCCTCGATGTTGATGTTGGCGATCTCGCCATCGCGGCGGAATAGACTCAACGGGGGCGCAAATGCCCCCGCACTATCGGATATGGCCCTCCCGGTTATCGGTGGGGCCATACTCGCTCCCACATTCGCCGGTATGGCCCCGGCGCTCAATTATCATTGTCCAGCCATATTGACATTGTG